AGGCCCGCAGCGGCGACACACGTGCATGTCCCAGCAGCTTCAACTCGTCCGCTGACATGCTGCGCGGATCACGGCCTACATTATCACCATCGTGCTGTTCCAGACCAATTTGACGATGGCTGTTCATGCTACACCTCCGTTCGTTTCCAACGCCCAGTGCAGGATGGCAATCGCATCGGCCTCGTTGTCATCCGCAGGGATGAAGCCGCGCTGGCGAGCCGCATCGATCATCGCTTGCTTTGGCGCGTTGCCCTTGCCGGTGGCGTATTTTTTGATGCTGCCAACTGGTACGCTCTGATAGGGGATGCCGCGCAGTTCGGCCCAGGCGGTCAGCGTGACCATCAGCCCGCCGTAGACATGGGCCGCATCCGTCCCTGCGTGCCGACGGACTTCTTCGTAAAAGATCACCTTGATCGGGCCGGAGAGCCGATCCAGCTCGGTCAGCCAGTTGGTGAAGCGCAGGTAGCGCATCCCTCCGCCGTCATAACGGCCGGGCTTGAAGCTTGCCGTGCCGGTGGTGATCAGACCACCGTGACCGCTCAGGGCCCAGCCGGTGGTGGTGCCCAGATCCAGGGCAAGGATGGTGCGGTGGCTTGAACTGGTGACGGGCAGCAATTCAAGCCTTGCGCTGTCGGATTTGGGGATCAGGGTCGTCGCAGCCATGATGGCTCTCCTGTATTGAGGGCTGGTACTGGTGGAAGACGACGGTGGTCATGTGCTTGTCGGTATGGGCTGCCGTCGTCGGATCGGGGGAGGGAAGACCCATCTTGGCGGCCCGCGCGCCAGGCCCTTACGCATGGGATGAGTGGCCCACCCTTGGGTGGGGCCATCCCATACGTAGTATGGGGGTTCAGCACCTAACTGTTCCGATGTGTCCAACACACTGATTTTATTATAAAATAAGACTTCATGAAGTCTTCGGGTATGAGTTAGGGACCTAACACTTATTTTCCCGTAACCCGTTGATTTCATTGAGTGCACAGTTGGTGAAGACATATGAGTTAGGCCTCACTCATATGAGTGAGGTCGTCATCAAGACCCTCCGGGTAGACCCAGACAGCAGGGTTTTCGACCTGAAGGCTGAGCCCGGACTGTGGGCATTTGAAGTGGCTGGGCAGAACCGGACGGATGGCTTTGGTGATCTCGCCGGTGGATGGATCGACCTCCTCGACAGGCAAACCGAACTGCATGCCTTCGACGCAAACATAGCCAAACCGTGACCGTGTGACGGGAAAGCCAAAGCCAGACGGGTCGCGAAGGAACTTCACGAAGCCCTTGGTGGAGAGCACAGAAAGGCGTTCGCGGATGGTGTGCTTGCTGCCCAGACCGCCGCGATTCTCAAAGGTCTCGGCGAACTGCATGGCGGTGTAAAGCCGCTCGCCTGCCGCCTCGTCCAGCAGCATGCCAAGAATGACGTCGTGCTTGCGCAGACGTTCAGCGTCGAGCTTGGCCCCGACCTCCTTGCGCACCAGGCGCTCGTTCATCGGGTTCAGCTCAACCCAGCAACCCGCAACCTTATCGATCAACTTGCCCGGCAGTGCGGGGCCATTGCGCAGCTCGATTTCGAGGCGACGCTGTGTGCTGTCCTCGTCGGGCCGATGCATGAGCAGCCCCGAGGTGTAAAAGCCGCGCAGCGCGCTGGCGCCGGAGAGGGCAAGGAAGGGGTCATCCTTGACCTGATGTTTGGCCGCCTTGCGGGTGTGGTGGGCCAAAATGACACCGGCGTCCGGATTGACTGCTTCGCGCAGAACCTCGACCCGGTCCCTCAGGAAGAACATCATGGCAGTGTTGTCGTTCTCGCCGCCGCCGTCCGGCCCACCATCGAAGAGGTTGCGGATCGGGTCGATAACGATGATGTCGGGCGGCGCATCAGGGAATGCGGCCCGGATTGCTTCGGCGATGCGGGTGACGCCGTCGGCATCCAGCAACAGCTTTAGCTTGGGGGTGGCGATGAATGTGTCGCGAGCGGCCGCGATCACCCCGGGGGCCAAGCTGATCTGCTGCATCCGTTCGCGCAAGTAGTGATACTGGATCTCCGCCTGCAGGTAGAACACGCGCAGTGGCCGGGGCGGCGTGAAGCCGAGAAACGGCACCCCCGCCGCCATGTGGACGAGCCAGGAGATCAGGAAGTCGCTTTTGCCGACCTTGGGTGCTCCGCCCAGCACCAGAAGCCCGCCCGGCGTCAGGACGCGTGGCGCGATGATGTCATCAGGCATCGGGCTGTAATCATCGAGCAGTGCGCCAAGGCTGAAGGTTGGCAAAGGGCCTGTAGGTGTCTCTGCGCGGAGCAGTCGCAGGAGCGGCGGGCCGTTCCTTTTGACGTGCAGAGCCCAGAGGCGTTCGGACTCGGCCTGTAAGCGGTCTAGAGGCCAGGGCGGGCGCAGCATGGCGGCGTTGTAGCCGCAGATGGCTTCCCACCCCTCCGCAGGGTCAAGGCGGCCTTCATGCACCAGGCGCACGTAATGGCCGATAGCGGCACTGGCGCCTTGAAAGCGCGACCAATCGTCGACTGCACCTTCACGTACGGCCGTGGTTAGGACAGCCTCTATGGCGGGTTTGGACGGTGCAGAGGGGGGATCGCTCGCAAAGCCAACGCCCGCCATTGGCGGCATCTCCGCGACCCTGTCGGCAAAATCCGAAAGCTCAACCTCGACCGCGCGATGCTCTCGGATTTGCACCAGCCGCTGGTGGCCATTTTTGTGATAGACTGTGCCGGGCACTCGGATCGGCTGGTGTGCGGACCGGAAATGCGTATCGCCTCCGACCTTCACGGCGATTTCACCGCGCAGACGGCACAGGGTGACGAGATCCTCACCCTCCGCCGGTTCGGTCAGTTTCCACCAGACATGGAGCTTCGCCGCCCCCTCGGGCGTGCGGCCACCACTTTCGATGATCAGCGTTGGCGGGCCGAGGTGGCGGGTGATATGGTCAAGCTTGGCGGGGATGTCGCCGGCATCAAGATCAACGATGATGGCCTGCATTTGCAGCACATCGGCAGCGCGGGCCTGCCCCTGCTCGATGACAGTGCCCGGGATGACATAGACGGCAGCGCCCTCGCGGTTGGCCCATGCGGCAAATGTTGCGAGTTTTTCTGGCGCAGTACCGTCTGCAGGGACCCAGATGTTGTGCGGCTTGCCATCCCGGCCTTGTCCCTTGTCGACAAAGCCCCTGAGCGGGATCAGCCCCTCACACCAGCTGAAGACGGTGTCGAGAAACACGCCAATTTGCCCAGGGTCTGGGTCACATCCAAACGGGTTTTCCGATGGCGGCCCGTCGTTAAAGTCCATCCACGGGTTGAAGTGCAAAACACCGTCGTCAGTCATGTGGGCAGCTCCCAACACCGATCCGCCCAAGAGCAAAACCGGCATTCGAAGAAGTCAGCCGTGTTGGCGACGCGCGGCAGCAACTCGCCTGCGTCTGTCGCCTGCAAGATACGCACACCACGGTCCGACATGCGCTGTGCGAGATCGGCGTCGAAGGGCACGAGCTCGTGGTAAAGCTCGGCCGTATCTTTGTTGATCGCGGTGAAGAGCGCCGGGTTGGCAGAAATGCCGGGCACCTGCGCGTCCATATAGGCCTGATAGACGGCGATCTGAGCAGCGTAGACAGGTTTTGATTTGGTTACGCCATCCTTGACGCAGGCGCGCCAGTTCTTGGCGTTCATCGTCTTGCATTCCCAGAGTGCTGGAACCGCGAGGCCAAAGCCCTCCGGCCCCGCGGCAAGGATGCCATCGACATGGCCCCGGATACGCCCATTGGCCACTGAGAAGCCAAACTGGCCGCCGTCAGGCCGGTTGCCTTTGCGGGTGTAAAGATCGAACCCCGCCTGACGGAGCCAAGCCACGGCGAGGTCTTCAAGTGCATGCCCGATGGCAAAGATGCGCAGCGACTGGCCACTGAAGTCCTTGCCATCGTCTTTCGGCGTCGCCGTGAACTCGAACTGCAGCGCACGTTCGCAGGCATGCCCGAGACGCGATCCGCCAAGGTAGTCGCGGGGCGTAGTTTTTGCCTGACCGGCGGTCAAGGCATCGTCGATGGCAGTGCTTACCCGATCAGCAAGGCTGGGTTTATGGTTGAAGTCCAAG